CAACTGCCAAATACAGCCCTGTCTCTTTTTTGCAACTTAGGGTTTTCCTTAGATAAATAACCCTTGCATTGTTAAGTTGGCTTAACTAAACTGGTGTTACTCAATAACGAGTGAGATAGAAAAGGAATCAAAATGGCAACAACTAGAGGTTACACCGTAATTGAAAATGAAGATGCTTATAGAAAAGCTACTCATGCTCGTATTCTTGCTAATGCAAACAAAACTTTTTGCAAAACTTATGAAGATTTTGCTGATATTGAAAGTTTTTTGGCTGATGGTCGCATCTATGATGATGAAGGCAACTTTAAATGTTACAAAGAAGGTTTTGTTGGTTCTTTAGCTTCTGCTTATGCTACTTATGGCAAATTGTCTGAAAAACAGGTTTTAGCTGTTCGTAAATGTATTGCTGACCGCATTGTTCGCAAAGCTGAATGGAAAAGCAAACAAGCTGCTTTAGATGCAACTCGCCAGCATATCGGTACTGTTGGTGAAAAAGTTACTTTGTCTCTTACTTGTGTCCATGTTGTTGAAATTAATGGCTCATATGGCACAAATTTTATTAATATCTGTGAAGATGCTGACAAAAACATTGTTATTTACAAAGGCTACGCAATTGGTTTTCCATGCAAAGGCGAAACAGCTACCATTAAAGCCACAATTAAAGATCATGGTGTTCGTAATGGCGTTAAACAAACTGTAATTCAAAGACCAAAATTGGTTTAATTTTTAACGGCAGGCCATTGACACTATTCAGCTTTATGGCCCGTGGGGATTTCAAACTAAAAAGACCTTGGCCTGCCACCCAACTTAAGGAATAAAAATGAAAGACTTTATCGGAAGTTGTTTACTTGGTGCTTTGTTAGGTTGTATGTTTGCATACGGTGTACCAGCTAAAGCGCAATCTTATCCTATGACAGATAGCCGTGGCTACAATGTGGGTTCGGTTCAAATACAGGGCAATACAGCGCAATTTGTCAACCCAGCAGGGGTAACTACCCAAACCGCTACGATTTATCCTAATCAGGTTGTTATTACCAGCCCTAGCGGATATACCCAAAGCGTTGTAGGCAACACAGGCTATACCGTTCCTATGTCCCCACCTTCACCACCATCACCGAGGGTTCTGCAATGAAACAGATGACCGACTACGAAATGGCAAAGAATGGTGATTACATCATCAGTTATGAACCGCAAGCTAGAAACAGCGATCCCTATACATCGCACCTTGCAGCAAAATCAATGAATCCGTCAGCCCATTACGCTTTAATCATTGATGCTTTAAAAGTATCAGCAGCAGGCAAGACTTTGATTGCCAAAAGATCAGGGTTGCATCACGGCCAAGTAGCTAGAAGATTGACCGAATTAGAAAGAAGCGGAATTATTGGTTTAACTGGCAAAACTGTCAAAAGTGATTCAAACCGCCAAGAAAGGGAATGGTATCTGCTATGAGTACAAGATCAAAAGGAATGGTTGGCAAAACCTATAAATCAGCTTCTGAGGCGTTTAAAGACGCTGATTATGCTACCGCCATCACTAGACCTGAACAATCGGATTTCAGCGGTTTTGGTGCGTTTTGTGGGGGTATGTTGTTTGTAGCTGTGTTTGCTTATGGGTTTTGGCGAACTTTAGGATAAAACATTAAGGGCCATATTTATTTTGGCTTTTCTGTCATCTAAACCGATAGTTCCCCCGTTAATGCGTTTGGTCATGGTTTCAATATCATCGACCAGCGCATTTAACCCTTTTTTGTTCCAATACCAGCCTGCACTCAGAGCCGCATATTTAGGAGTAGCCAGCCAATCAGGATGCCCAAGCAAATCCACACCCAAACCAAGTCCGCAGTTTGCATAGTTTTCCTTGCCAGTTAGTTGAATTAAACCGCGCCCAATATACTTACCAGCTTCTTCAGGTGTGGTGTTGCCCATCCTACCTGCATAAACTTTAGAAGCAATCATTTCAGGGTTATGGGCGTATTTATCTGCAATATCTAGATCAGGAAAGCGTGAAGGCCAAGTCCGCGTTAAGGCAAGAGCAGAATAATTAAGGTTTTCCTGCATTATTTTAAAGCCGCCTGATTCGTGCATACACTGACCAATAAAGCAGGCTTGACGCTTTGGGGTGTTTATTTCGTATTTTTCAAAAGTTTCGTTTAAAGGCTCTAACCACTTATGGTCTATTCCTAACTTGTCTAGCTGATCTAATGTCATTTAACGCCCGTTACTTCATTAAGCCATTTTTGTAATTCAAAAAGCATTAAAGTTGTTTGGGCGCAATTTCCAGCAAGTTGATTGTAGGCGGTACTTGCATCAAAGAGTTTGGTGGTGTCGGAAAGGTTGGACACGCTGCTGGAACTGGGTGAGCGCACCCCGTTAGCATAATACTGCCTAATAAGAGCCAACTTAGCGTCATATTCATCTTGAACCCCTTTGGTAACTAATTGATGTTGTTTTTGGATAGATTCGACATGGGCTTCTTGCGCTTTTGCGGCAATTTCAACTGATTTCTTATATTCAATATATCGTGAATAGCCCATCCACCACCCACTACCGAAAGCAACAGATAAAATAGCACCAATAATTGCCAGCTTTGCATAATCAATCATTTATCTTCCAAAGGCTGTGTCGTTAAAAAGCGCAAAATTGCACAGATGATTCCTACAGATATTAGGGTATAACCATAGACCTGTGGGCTAATAAAGGCTTGAAGCGCAGGCAGATTGTCAGATATAGCACCAACAATAACAAGCAGTAACGAGAACCACATAGTCCTCGATCTAATCATGGACTTCATTTGCCAGTAATGTAATGGCTCATAAAGCCAATGAATGTGGAAAAAGCAGATACGATGGCCATACCAGCCCAAAATCCACCACGACCCTTGTTGGCTAACTCAAGTAGTTGCTTAACATCTTTACGCAATTCAGCTACTTCATATTCCATAGCTTCTACTTTTTGCCAAGTTACGCCAAATTTTACTGGGTCAATTTCCACGACTATACTCACTTTGTTTTAGGTTTGCGAGTAGTCGCTTTTGGTATTTTAACAGCTTTTTTGGCTACTTTTTTGGCAACAGTTTTCTTGACTTCAGGGCTAACAGGAAAGTCAAAAGCAGGTTTAGCTTGAAAACCAAACTTGTCTAGTATCCATGTAAAGGTAAAGTTCATGATTCTTCTGCCTTAGGTTCTTCTTTAGGAACTTGTGGGTCTGCCTGTTCTTTAATAATTTTAATTAAATCCCATGCCCCAGTTTTAGTCGGTAATTCTCCTAAAGTTTGAAGAATAAAATTTACTGCATTAATTTCAAGTTCTAACTTAATCATTGATTACTCGCAAAGAATGTTAATTTAAATATTACCTAAAAATTGCAACACAAATTAAATCTGTATCAACTACTGAACCTGTGTTTGTAACAAAAGTATTTACAGCACAAGTAGTTGTTGTATTGCTTCCATTTCCTCTATTAGCAATGCCATAATTTCCATAAACATTTCCGCTTCCACAAGTTCCTGTAATACAATAATTTGCATCAGCTAACGCATTTGTAAAATTGATTGTATAAGCACCTGTTCCAGTTCTTGTTACAGAACCGACATTATAAGAAGTTCTAATAGTTGCAGTTGTTACACCATTAAAATTTACCCAAGCAACTGCACCTGATTGATTAGTTGCAGTAGAAGGAATAGTAATGCCAGTTGTACCGCCAATAGTAACAGCCATGATTACACCTTAATGGCTCGTAAGCCTTCTAAAGTTGTTTCGGCATCTGCCAATTTAGTTACATCACGCAAACGCTGTTTTTCAGCAACGATAGCAGTAGTATCAGCACCTGATTCTTGCGCTCTTTGGAAAGCTACATCTTGTATTTGCAACAAAGGTTCACGCTCTGCTCTTAAACGCTTCTTGGTCAGTTCTGTAGCTTTAGCTAGGCTAACTTCTACCTTGCCGTCTACCAACTCCCAAGCATCAAAAAAGTCGTTATCTCTTGGAAGGTCAGAAGTATTAACAATTAAAGAGCCTTTTGGAGTGTCTTTAGTTTGTACGGCTTCGATTGAAATTTCGCCAGTAGGGATGCAAACTGATACACCGCCATTGTCGTTAGTAAAAATAATTGCTTGTGTCATTTTGATTCCTTATCTGAAAAATGAAAAACTACATACAGCCGCATCCACTAAACCGCCTGTATCTGTAACCATTTGAACAGGGCAAGTAGTTGTTGTTTGTGTGCCATAAGTGCATCCAAAACCAACATAAGAACCTGATACACGATAGCCTGAACCTACAACAGAATAATTTGCGTCAGTTAAAGCATTAGTAAAATTTACTGTGTAATCGCCTGTTCCATTACGAGTTACAGAAGATACATTATAAGACGCATTTCTAGTGCCACTTGCACCAGCAAAGTTTACCCAAGCCTTTGCAGAACCTTGAATACAGTTAGTAGAAGAAGTGCTATTAGTGCCGTCTGATAGCGTTGATATTGTTAGTGTGCCAGCCATGATTTATCCTTATGAACTAAATGCGGCAATGCAAATTGTGCCATCATCTTGCAATGTAGCGTTGGCATAGGTTGTTGAAAATGATGCTTGTGTAGTGGTTAATGGCGTGTTTGCCAAAATTGAAACTACACCCATACTTCCAGCACTACCGCCCTGCGTATAACCAGCACAAGCAGTAACTGCATAATTAGCATTTGGCATTGCTGTTGTATAAACAACTACATAAACACCCGTGCTTGACCGAGTTACAGAACTTACATTAAATGAACCACGAATAGTTCCTGTAGTACCATCAAAATTTACCCATGCTTTGCCAATACCAGTCATGCCATTTTGCGTGGCAAGAACTCCGCTACTTGCTCTTAATGTATCAATTGTTAATTGACCAGCCATAATTTATCCTTTGTTTTCAGTATTTTATACTAGACAATCACCCATGTCGAATTATCAGGCACGGTTACTGTAACACTTGTATTAATGGTTATAGGGCCTGCTGAACTAGCGTTTTTACCAGTAGGAATTGTATAGTTTGTAGTTACAGTTTGGTCATTTAATACAAATACTTGATCAGGGCCACCACCTGTAGCACCACCGCCAATTTGACCCCAAGTGCTTGAATAATAGCCTTCAAACTGACTATTACTGCTGTTATAACGAATCATGCCAGTAGCGGCTGTAGGTTGTTGGGCGGTAGTTCCTACTGGGACTTTTACTGCGCCTGTGCTGGTAAATGAAGCAGTACCACTGGCTGTAAAGTTAGTAAATGCGCCTGTAGATGCGCTTGTAGCACCTACGGTAATACCATCAATTGAGCCTGCTGTAGCGGTTAAAGTAGTAAATTTACCTGTAGTTGCGGTAGTTGCGCCAACGGTAACACCGTCAATAGAACCTGCTGTAGCTGTCAATGTGGTGAATTTACCAGTAGAAGCTGTGGTAGCACCAATCGCTGTGCCGTCTATTGCACCGCCTGTTATGGCCACAGAACTAGCTGCTTGGGTGGCAATAGTACCTAATCCAAGGTTTGTACGGGAAGTTGAGGCACTAGCTACATCAGAAAGGTTATTAGCCCTTTGTAAATAGGTGGCACTTAAACCAGTTACAGCAGCATCTACATAATATTTAGTAGCAGCGTCTTGTGCGTTTGTAGGGTCAGTAAGGGCAATAATCTTGTTACTTGCCATATTTAAAGCACCTGTCATCGGTGTCTGACCGTCAGCAGAAACAGATTGAGTAAGGCCATCAGCAATGTTTTGCATTGTTGTATTAGCCCAGCTACTTAAAATAGTTGTGCCAGTTACTACTGGATTGCCTGCTGGGAGTGTATATACTCCGCTACCGTTTCTACTCATAATATGTCCTTATTCCGCTGCCGTACCAGCAGATTGCATTAATAACATTTTGGCTAAATTTGCCCGTTCCATTTCTTTTGCTGTCTTTGCAGTCATTTTAGTGCCTTTAGGAATAGTTTTAGCTATTTCCATATATGAAGCTGCTTGTTGCGGATTAAGCAATGTTTCTGCAAATTGATTTGCCAATTCTTTATTAGCTTTTCCATAAACAACATCACTTGCTCTAGCCATTAAATTACCAGCAGTTTCAGCCAAACCACGCCTACGCAATAAATTAGGTAAATTAATTTGATTAAGCATATTGCCATAAGCCAGCTTTTGAATAGTGTCTGATCCTACTCCGCGCCCAGCATTTTCAGCAAACTGACTGCGAGCCAAGTCTTGTTTAATTGCGTTTAAAGCATTTAACTTTTCAAGTGAAACAGTATTAGGGGCGATGTTTTCTAAATTTTGTGCAAATTTGCCAGCATATACTTTTTCATTTAATGGATTAATTGCTTTATTAGCAATTCCTTGAATAACATCCATTTCATTAATTGGTTTTGACATAGCAGCATAGGTTTCTCTAGCTACTTTGTATTCAGGGCTAATGTTTTTGTTTTCCAAAAAGCCAACCAACCTATCTTTAGCTGCCAATAAGCCTGCCATTTTGTTCTTTTCGGCACTAGACATATCAGGCTTTTTAAGGCGATCAATTGCATCATCAATAGCTAATTTGGTCTGATGTAAACCTTGAATACTGCCTTTTGGGTTTTTAATGTCAATACCCAAGTTTTTAGCATTGATTTGGGCTTGTTTCATTGCATCTTTAATAGCAGGCGTTTGAACCAATTGATTAACCTCTTTTGTTAATTCAGGATTCAAAGTCATTTTTTTGCCAAAAGCAGTTTTGTATAAATCTTCTGCTGCATTTTCTCTAGCTAAGTTTAATGCGGCTCTTTCACCTTCCGTACCAGCCAATTGATTCAAAGCAATGGCACGGGCTTCATTGTTTGCGACTTGTCTTGCAGCCATAGTATTAGTGGCTTCTTGAGATACAGCAGTTGCGGCTCTTTGTGCAGCAGCAAGGCTAGGTACACCAGCAGCTTCACCCACTGTAGGCATAGAACCCGATACCAATTCTTTAGCAGCTTTGAGATTAGCTACAGCTTTTTCAGCTTCATTGCCAGCATATTCGCGTAATGCGCGACCAATAATTTTTTCTCTACCACCTGTATAAAGAGGCTCAATTAAAGCTTTACCAGCGTTATATCCTGTTTTAAGCATCCCACCAACAACAGGAAAAGCAGCACCCAATGTACTTTGAATACCAATATTCTGTGCTTTAGCATTTTTAAATTCTTCAGGCGATAAATTGGTTTCTTCAGGAGTTAAAGCACCTGATAAAGCACCCATTCCAGCACCTTGAGCTATTTTTTGAGCAAAGCTAGGAATCATTCCTGTAGTACCCATACCCATGTAAGGAGCAGCTTGACCGACTGCGCTACTAACTTGATTTACTGCACTTCCTACATCACCCATTTGGGCTTGTGTGCCTTTTTCAATCTGATTAATAGCATTAACCATGTTATCGCCATTTTTACCACCACCAATGTATTTGTCGTACATTTGAACTAATGCGGCTGGTGATTTAGCAATTCCAGTAGCAACATTGACAGGCAAACTAACTGTACTAGTTAAAGCTTGTTGTGCAGATTTAGTAGCACCTGTAGGGGCAGAACCGTAAGACGATGTATTTAAAGGTATGCCTTCAGGCGAATACTGTATATCTTCCGCAGATTGCGTATACATATTGCCTTTTTCAGGCGGATTTCCAGCTGTAGGATGTTGTTTTAATACTTCAGATACAACTTGATCTTGAGAAGCACCAGCAGGGCCTTCAATCTTGTATGTATTGCCATCAGGAGCAGCTATGGAATATGTAGGCATTATTTCACCACTTCAGCTTTTCCCCATAAACTTGGGATTGCTTGTTGTGCAGGAGCAGGAGCAACAGGAGCAGTAGGAGCAACAGTATTGGGTTGTGCGCCCATTCTTGCGGCTTGTGGCCCAGCAGCCATTGAAATATCATTTTCAGCTTGCGCTCTCATACGAGCTTTTTGAGCAATCGCATCAGGTTTATCACCAATTTGTGGAAAATAAGTTTTACGGTTAGCTTCAACTTCACTAGCATTAGTTCCAGCACCAGTTTTAAAGCGTAAATAAGCTTCAGTCCATTGATTTTGCGCTTGTTTAGCTTCTTGTGAAGTAGATGGAGCAAGCGCATTAAACATACCGCCAGCCAAACTAGTTTGTGCTTGTGCAGTAGGACTATTAGGATTAAATCCTTTGTTATAAACATTGTTTAATTCATTTGAAGCACTAACCATTTGGCTATGGAAAACAGCCGCTTTACCTTGTGATTCAGTTAAAGGATTTTTACCCATAACAGGTTGACCATTTGCCATAATAGGAGTAGAAGCACCTGTGCGTGGATTAATTAACATTACGCCATTAGGAGTTTCAACAATTTGACCTTTATTTGCTTCTGCACCACGCAAAGCTAATTCAGCTTTTTGGTAATCAGTCATCTTATTTTTGTAATCAGTAAATGATCCTTTAAATCCATCGGCTTTAGCAGCTTCAAAATTAAGCATTTCATCCGTTTTCTTAGGAATCATATTGCCTACAAGCGCGGCTTTGTATTCTTTGCCAGCACCGTAAGGATTATTGGTATTCATTTCACGCAAAGCAGCGGAGAGATCAGGCTTAGTAGCTGGTGCTACTGCTGTAGGCATTGGTACATTACCAGCATAAGGCCCTGCCAATTCTGTAGTCTTTTCAGGAGTTCCAGTAATTAGATTGGTAATAGCTTCTTCTTTAGCACCTTTAGCTTGACGAATTTTCTCAGCTAACTTAGCAGCTTCTGTATCACTTTGTTTACCAAGATAAGCACTGGTAAGCATATTAGCTACTGGGTTAAGCATTTGGAAAAAACTAGGCGCAACATAACGACCACTGATCATTTGACCTTGTGGCTGTTGATTTTGTTGCATCAACATTTCAGCAAAGCGTTGCTGACGGTTTATTTGTTGTTGTGCAGCATAATCTTCAGGACTTAATGTTCCTGCTTGAAGTGCATTAAATTGATCTGCCATAATTAATATCCTGCCTGCGTATAAGCTGGGTCTAAATATTGCGGCATTGGCTGACTATAATCAGTTACAGGCGCAGGCTTGTTTGGGTCTTTACGCAACATTGAAGCTAAAGCCATTGGATTCATTCCTGAATATCCAGTTTGGGCATGAGGTTGTGTTAATTGATTAGATTGTCCAAGTTGTTGATTCATATAAGATTGTTGTGCGCCAGTATTTTGAAATGCAGGATTAAGACCTTGTTGGTCTTGTTGCATATACGGATCAACTTGCAAAATGTATGGATTAGGCATTAATAACTCCATAATCTATGACTTTGTAACCGTCATTTAAAGTATGTACGGCATAAGGGAATACTTGCTCGACTTCTTGAGCCATAAAGCCGTAATGTACGCCATGACCAGCTAATTCGTGATCTTTAAATTCAGGCTTGTATTCAAACTTGTACACAGTCAACCCGTTATTGGCTACGCCAATTGGTTCAATGTTTTCTTTGGTACGAATGTCAGACATAATTGCTGCCGCGCCTAAAGTACCGCCTAATCCCATTAAACCGCTGTTAAATCCAGCTTGTGCGGCATTAGAAGCGTTTGAACTGGCTAAGTTATAGTTACCAGCAGCCGTAGTTGCTCCCAATAAATCTGCGCCAGCCGTAGTAGCTTGTTGCGGTGCATTAACAAAAGAAGGATTTTGAACTTGTGCGCCAGTACGCAATGCGCTTAAAGTATTCAACGGCAAATTGTAGTTTGTCATTGCTTGGTTATATTGTTGCTGCTGCGCTTGATTTCCAAGGTTGGCGTTAGCTATTTGGTTAGCAAATTGTTGCTGATTTGTAGCGTTTTGCTGACCTAATGCTTGATTAGCAAATTGACCACCAGTAATACCTTGATTAAACAATGAGTTACCGATTTGTTGACCAGCTAACTGTGAGTTGGTTAATAAATCATTTTGACCTTGATTAAAGGTACGCATTGCATTTTCATAAGCTTTTGTGCCTTGCACAATACCTTGATTAGCAAGAGCAGAATTTTGTGATTCGAGGTCTTGCGCCATTTGTGGGCGTAAACGGGCTTGCAAAATCTGATTTGCTTGATCCCAGCCCTGCATACCACTTGCGTAGTTAGGGTTGGTTTGGTAATTAGCGTTTAAATTAGCTTGTCCAGCATTGGTTGTTATAGGGCCTGTTTG